GCCGAGATACAAACGCCGATTTTCTCAGGGTGATTCGCGAGGCTCATGTACGCCTCCAACGTTTTCATGATCTTTTGCGGACGACTCCGGGTAGGGCATTTCAAAAGCAGCCGCATCTATGCTCTTAGGGAGAGAGGTCTCTTTAAAACGTATAGGACTTGATTTGCTTGCCGGCATTGTCGAGCACTCCAAATGTAAAGGTGTATCCGAAAATCTTCATTGCGGTCGTGTTGGCGGGGGTTCCAGACGGCGGAGGAGTCGATGCGCCGCACGTCGTTCCGCCACTGTAAAAGGCCATCGCATCCGCCGGTGTCAGGGCGTTGGGGTACATGTGAACGTTACAGATTTGTCCCGAGAATCCCGATGTCTTTGAACCGATGCGGACGTCGCCGACCGCAGGTTTTGGCACGCCGGGAAGGACGCACGACTTTACAAGTCGGCCGTTGATGTAGATGTCCAGATTGCGCTGGAAAACGGTGGTGGAGACGGAGAACCACGATTGAAGGGGCACGTTCTCAACCGTACATGTAAACACATCGCCCGTGGCATTCGTGCTGTTCGCAGCGGAGGGAGTCGAACTGCCTGCGGAGGTGGACGACGGGAAGATGCTGACGCTGACATTCAAACTGTTGTCCGTCGGATGAAGTGTGATTCGAGGACTGGTCGTGGCAGTGTTTGTCGGATCCTGTCGGAGGAGAACAACCTTCTCCTTTCCAAAGTTAGCGTCCCAGTCCTTGATATACATCCACAACTGAACGCCATAGTCCGATCCCTGGGTGAGTGGGACACTGCCTGCGGGGACAATCATTTCGTCCTGTCCGTTCACCGCCGTCGGAGTTTGATCGGTTGTCACGGCGGTACCAAACATACTGCTAGTAGGCATGCCCTGTGACACACGGACAGCATTGTAGATGAAAAGCCCCGCCATTGCGAGAATCACGAGTCCAACCACAAGAACAACTGCCTTGCCAATCGATCCGACCGTCGAAAAGGCGGAGGATGGAGGTGCCGGGGAATACATCTCTTTATCGTTTACAAAGGAACTTTATTAAAGAGGCAATGGAAAAACGGACAAGTCCGTCACAACGAACACCGTCAACAATGTACTGCAACAACTGCGGTGGAAAAGGTCATCTCTTTCGCATGTGTCGCGATCCTGTTCTGTCATGTGGACTTATCCTACTCAGCAATGAAACACTCCCCATTAAAACCAACTCAACCGACATGATCATGGTTCGTCGAAAGGATAGCATGAGCTTTGCCGAGTTCATGCGTGGGAAATACGACCCCGCGGACGCCGAGTATGTTGGGCGCTTGGTGGGAAACATGACGATGGAAGAGCAAACGGGTGTGCTCCTTCTCTCCTTTGAAGAGCTGTGGCGAACGATGTGGAATGGCGACCCGTCCTCTCCCGATTACGGAATATCCCGCGAGAAGTTCGAACAATTGAACCGACCCACTCTAATCAACGCAAATCGATCGCCCTACGCGGAGCCTGAATGGGGATTCCCAAAAGGACGCCGGATTCGAGGGGAATCAGACATTGATTGCGCCATTCGCGAGTTCAGTGAGGAGACCAACATTCCCCGAGATTCCTACATTGTTCTTCGGAACATCAAGTTAGAGGAGACCTTCAACGGACTCAACGACATCCAATACCGCCACGTGTATTTCGTCGCCCTGCTGAAACACCCCGACCAAGTGAATTTGACGCAGAGATTCACACCCATGCAACGCCGAGAGATTTCGGCAATTGCGTGGAAGTCATTTGACGAGTGTGAGGAATTGGTGAGACCCCATCATTTACAGAGGAAGGCTATGTTGGACAATCTACGAAGTATCGTCGAAACCTTTGAGACGCTCGGATAAGTCCCGCTCGACGAGTAGGGCACGGAACAGCCGATTGAGATTTTCCGTCAACGCCATTTGAATCTCCTTGCTGTTGTTAGGGAACCGGGTCGAATGAAGCAAGGCATCTTGGACTCGTCGTAGTTCATTCGCAAGGTTTCCAGAGTACGAAGCACTTTTTACTAGGTAGCGTAGTTCGTCGTCAGTCCAACGACGCTGCATTGATTCCTTGCAATACTACAATGAAAGTGAATTTCATTTTTGTTGGATTGCTTGTCTTTGCTCTCAGTGCCTACGCCTACGCCGTGTTTTCTCCGTACCGTATTTCGTCAGAGGATGCGAAACGCAAGATTCAGAAGGGGGGATATGATGTAATCCTCGATGTGCGAACCGACTATGAAGTTTCAACGCTCGGCAAGTATCCCGGCTCCGTCCACATTCAGTCTGCTGATCTCGACAAGGAGATGCCGAAGCGGTATCCCGACAAGAACACTCGCATTCTTGCCTACTGCAACACTGGACATCGTGCACGACTTGCGACAGACAAACTGCAGGGACTGGGATACAAGAACGCCGAGTATATCTCGTCGCAGTATACGACTCTCCTCTAAACACGAAATAAGTTACTCGGAAAACACAAGGCCTCGAATCGGAGATGACGATTCTGTATCCTGAGCGGATCGAGTATGGTTGGAAAAACTAGATCCGGAACCTTGCGAGATACACCGTAAGGCAGTACGAAACAACTGAAATCACAAACACCCACCACCACAGAGGAAACACGGTTGCCTCCCTGTCGGTCGTCCCAAACGGGCGAATCCGCCCCTCACGCCCAAAGGCGATGGACGGCTTCAGATACAGAAACCCTGCCATCAGGAACAGGTAGATGGTAATCATAGTGATCCGATGATTTTTTCGTGTGACGAGATCCATTGTTCTAGCGACGGGAATGTTTTCGGGACTTTTGTTTAAGAGGGATGAACTACGTCTTGCCGAACCGCAAGGCGTTTGCGGACTCCATTACTCGCATCTTTTTGAAATACAGACAGAAGGACAAGGATCCACTCGACACGGAGGACAAGGACGTGGATTTGTGTCGCAAGCAATCCTCCAATGCGCGCGAACTGTTTCCGTACCAAACCCTTGTGCGAGACTACCTGCTCGTCGAAACACCCTATCGAGGCATTCTGCTGTATCACGGCCTCGGGTCGGGCAAGACGTGCTCCTCCATCGCAGTCGCCGAGTCGTTGCTGTCGACCAAGAAGGTCTATGTCATGCTGCCCGCCTCCCTTCAAATCAACTACCGCGGCGAGCTTCGCAAGTGCGGCGACCCCATTTATGCGTTTGAACAGCACTGGATTCTCCACACTCTGTCACCCGAGAACCGGGGAGAAGCCAAGAACCTCGGACTGTCGGACAAGTTCCTCGACAAGAAGTTGAAGTTCTTTACAACCATTCCTAGCGCCCCTGCGAACTATGAGACCCAACCCGCAGACGCAAAGAAACTCATCGGGCAGCAGATTGAAGACATCCTCGATCAGCGATTCACATTCTTGAACTACAATGGACTCACGGGCGCTTCCGTCAAGGAACTGATTCCGGACGACGCCCCCAATCCGTTTGATGACACGGTCGTGATTGTCGACGAGGTTCACAATTTGACCGCAAGTATCAGCGGCGATGTTCCGTCGGAGATCCGGAAGCGACTCTACGACGCCATTTACAATTCCAAGCGGTGTAAGGTGGTTGCGCTGTCGGGCACACCCGTCATCAATCGTCCTAACGAGATTGCGGTGCTTATGAACCTTCTGCGCGGACCCATTGAGCGCATCACCATCCCATTCAAGACAACCCCGACGTGGGACGAAGAGGGCATGACGACGGCGCTTCGTGCGTTGCCAGACATTGACACGATCGAGTTCAATGCCGTCAAGAAGTACATCATGGTGACTCGCAACCCCCCGAACTTCCGCAGCGTCTACAATGAAAAGGGAGATCGCATTGCGGTTCAGTTCAAGAAGGAGATGGCCTACGTCCCCGTTGCGTCCGAGTGGGTCACAAGTTGGAAGTCTACGTTTGAGACGGCCATTGGAGGGGGAGAGCTTGCGGTTGAGCGCGTCTCAGTCGAGCAACTCGAATGCCTTCCGTCCAAGTTCTCTGAATTCTCGGCTCTGTTTCTCGATGGACTCAACATCAAGAATCCATTGCTCTTCCAGCGCCGAATCCAGGGTCTTGTGTCCTACTTCAAGGGCGCCGACGAGCGACTCATTCCAAAGAGGGTGGACGACGAACACATGCTGGAAAAGATTGAAATGTCAAAGGAGCAGTTCCTCAACTACCTTGAATCCCGATGGATTGAGATGAAGATCGACAGTCGACGCGGTCGTGGACCCACTGAGTTGAACGACGACAAGCAGACGTTTCGAGTTCTGACACGACTTGCGTGTAATTACGCTGTTCCCGCGGAACTCAGGAAGGGGACGGTGGATGCGGAGGGGCTCGTCAATGAAAACGGTGTGCCGGAGAAATCCGATGTGCTTGACAAACTCCGCGCCAATCCCGTTCGGTACCTCTCGGAAAACGCACTTCAATCGTTCAGTCCCAAGATGCTCAAAATGCTTCAGAACATCAAGACGACAAATGCGGAGGAGTGGAAGAATCAGTTCGTCTACTCGCAGTATCGTTCACTCGAAGGACTGGGCGTCTTTTCCGCCATTCTCGATGTCAATGGATTTCAACCCTACAAGATTGTCAAGGACGACGCCGGGCAGTGGATTGAGGATCCCTCCATGGACGCCGAGAAACCCGCGTATGGCTTCTTCACGGGCGAAGAAAACAAGGATCAGCGCGAATACATGCGCCAAATCTTCAACAACAAGTTTGAGAACTCAATTCCCGCGTCCCTCAAAGCGTCCGTCGAGGCGAGGGAGAAGAAACTGTTGTGTGTGCTGATGGCATCCTCCTCGGGTGCCGAGGGAATCACACTCGCAAACGTGCGACACGTCCACATCATGGAACCGCACTGGACGCCTGCGCGACACGACCAAGTGATTGGACGCGCCATTCGTATTTGTTCGCACGCATCGCTTCCCGTTCCGGAGCGGACTGTCAAAATCAGTTTTTATGTGAGTGTGTTTACGGAAGACCAACAGAAGTCAGCAGATTACCCCAACATTGTGGCCATCCGACGCAACGACACATCGATGCGAAAGTACGAGGAGCCCGAGATGGAGGCATTCATGTCGACGGACGAGTACCTTTACGAAATTGCTTACGAAAAGGAACGCATCAGTAAAAAGATCGCATTGTTGTTGAAACAAGCGGCGGTCGACTGCGAGATTCATCGCAAACTTCATGGCCGCGAAACACCCGTCATCAGCTGTATGCGATTTGACAGTACTACGACAGGTGAGGATTTGGCCTTCAAGCCGAACAGTAAGAATGAGGATATGGATGCGACCTATCTCCGCAACATGACACGACAGCATCGTCGCCTCCAAAAGGTTTCCATCCAACGGCGGGTGTTGCTGATTGACCCGGATACGAACGAGGTGTTTGATGGACCCGCGTTTGAGGACAACCAACGACTGCTACGACTTGGAATGAAGACGAGCAGCACTCAGATTCGGTGGATTCTTACTTGACCTCGGCCAACAAATCCCCCAACCACCCGTCGCACACGGACGCCCAGCTCTTGAAATTGAAGGTTGCGATGGCCGCCCTCTTCTCGGGGAGAGTGCGAATCATCCTCTCCATTCCATCCGCAAGATCGGCGGGATTGAAGCTGGGAACGAATGCTCCAAGCGGCATGTTCCCGGAAAAGTAGACTCGGTCACCGGGTGCGATGAACTCCGTCTCCGACTCGGTGAGGAAGGAGCGGTAGGCGCCAATGTCCGTGACAATCTGAGGTGCGCCCGTGTAGAGATGCTCGAGCTGACAGAGACCATACCCCTCGCCGTCGGATGTGTTGAGTCCAATGTCGGTCGCATTGTACAGCTGATTGATGGCATCGTCGGAAAGGACGTTGGGGGGCGCAGTGTCAATCAGCATCATTCGGTTGCCGTACGTTGCGCGATCAAGTCCGGCGGCGTCCAGCTCCATGTTGTAGATGCGAGTGAGATCGTAGTACGCACCCGAGTTCGGGTTCATGTTTGTGGCGAAGATGAGGTAGTAAGGCTCCGTCGGGTTGCGGGCGAGGAGGCGCACAAATCCCATGATCGACAGGTCGAGTCGCTTTCGTTGACTGTTGCGATTGGCGTTCAAGAACAGAATGCCGTCCGTTGGAATGTTCATGGACGAGCGAACACCCTTTCGCCCGTCTGCGTTCATGCTCGTAAAGGTAGAGGGATCCACCGCGTGTCCAAGAATCTGAAGGTCGGGGGTCGTTCCACCGTAGGCGAGGTAGGTCTGCTTCCACGACTCGGTGAAGCAGTAGACGCGATCCGCATGCTGGTTGATCTTGTCCATGAGGGGCTGCGCGATTCCACCGTAGACCTGATCCACATACACCCACAGCTTGAACGGCGCCTTGCCAGGCTCAATCTTCATCGCCTCGAGAAACTTGTACACAATGAGGGGGTCGTTGTAAATCATGACAACGTCGGGATTCACCATGTCAATGTACTCGTGAATCTTGTTGAATCCAAACCCCTCCTCCTTCGGATCCTCATTGGCGGCGGCATCGTACTGAACAACCCCATCGGGAGCCTTGCGAGAGCCCGTTCGGTTGGGATGACGCTGGAATCCAAAGTGATACGTCTTTACCTTGGGAGAGAGAGTCGCAACCTGCTTGAGAAGGTTTGCCGCCACCTTGGAGTACCCCGTCGTCTGGTCAATGTGCGTGCTAACAAGGACAAATCGCATTATCACTTTCCTTCGCCATCTCCGTAAATAAGAAACTTCCTCGCACAGGAATAAGCGAATGCAGGTCAACTCCGCACAAGATTACACGACAGCTCTCAAACGCCGGGTTGTCGCGGCAACCTACATCAGCAACCCACCGCCTCTCAAACGTCGAAACAATACCGTCTACACCTCGCTGCTCGCGCACAAGAGCGGCGGCATTCGACTGGTTGCGCTTCCCCTCTACCCCTATGGCGAGGTGGCGACCCAAACATGCTGTGTCGCAACCGTTCCCAGCAACCTACCAGGTTCACTGGTCTAAACAAACCTTCTATCCTACACTACAATAGAGAATGCCCGGTGGACTGCTCCAACTCGTGGGCGTGGGCGCCCAGAACGAACTCGTCAATGGAAATCCGTCAATGACGCATTTCCGTTGTGCGTATCGCCGACACACCAACTTTGCCATGGAACACATTCGAATGACATTCAGCGGTTCGAATCTCCAATTCAACCAAACGGGCAACCGGACACTCTCCTGTCGAATTGACAGGTATGCGCAGATGCTTCACGACACGTACCTTGTCCTGACACTCCCGGACATTTACTCACCCCTCGTCTATCTTGGAAGTGGTGTCCCCCCACCGACCGGGTACGATCCGAACTCGACTGCGATTGGGTATGAGTTTCAGTGGATTAAGAACATTGGGTACAATCTGATTGACCACGTCGACATTACGATGAACGGCGCAGTCATCCAGACCCTTCGAGGAGAGTGGTTGAAATTCTACTCTTACTTGACACACGACGCAGACAAGCGGATTGTCGTCGACCGGATGACTGGGAACACGCCTGAGTTGTACGACCCCGCAAACGCCTTTGATCGATTGGGGCAGTACCCCCACGCGGTTGCGCCAAACACGATTCCGAGTGCCGTGCCAATGACGCTCATTCCCGAACCCTCCATTCGGTCTCAGCAGCTCATCATCCCCCTCCATTTCTGGTTTTGCGAGAATCCAGGTCTCGCGCTTCCCCTCGTGTCGATGCAAAACTCCGAGGTGTTTATCAATGTCACCTACCGCCCCCTGAACGATCTGTACACGATTGTTGATGTTCTTCCGACGAGCCCGACATATGGCTCTCGCATCGCGCCCTCGGCCGCTGACAGTGCGATTGGTCGATTCCTATCCCCACCCCTAGCCACGGGTCTCCCCTCCAATCCAACCCTCACGTCCTTCTTTCCCGACCCCTATTTGGAAGGAAACTTCATCTATCTCACCGAGATGGAAATGGGACAGCTTGCGTCAGCCGATCAGACATACCTAATCAAAACCGTGAATTATGTGAATCGTGAGGGGCAGTATGGCCCCAACTCGGATCTCTTGCTCCCCGCCTTCAACCTCGTCAGCCGCATCGTCTTTGCCGCCCAACGTTCCGACAAGCTCCTCGTCAACGACCGCGACAATTACACAAACTGGCTCAATCCAAACCGCGCACCCTTTACGGCCATCAGCGCAGACGTTCAAAACGCACTTTATACGTCGGGGCAACAGCAAATCACGTCGGCCTTTCCACGCGACTCCATGACGGATTCTGTGCTGCTTCTAGATGGCAAGGAGAGGTTTGCGACGAAACCCACTGGGTTCTTCTCCCTTCTCCAAATGTACAAGCATTCGACGGGCGCGCCACCCATGTTGCCTGGTGTGTACATGTACTCGTTCGCACTCAATCACGATTCCTATCAGCCCAGTGGTGGACTGAACGGTAGCATGTTCAACAAGATTGTGTTGCGAATGACACTCCTCCAACCCCTCCCCGCACAGAATCCACTCACGGGCGACGTTGCTGCGACCCAGACGATTGTGTGTATTCTGCGATCCACTGCGTTCAGCAACAACCCGACTGTCATTCCCGCGGCGAACGTCGGACTGTACACCCCCGACCAACTGTTGACGGTCGTTCAGACCACTGGTGGGGACAATACCATCTTCACCTTCACCTACAATGCGTCGGCCTACGTCGAGTCTGTTAACTTTTTGCGAGTCGTAAGTGGTCTCGCAAATCTCGTGTTTGCTTCTTAACAATATGGCACTCACAATCAAGCAGGCCACGTGGGGCGATGAGGCGGCGACAACGGATGTCACAAAGTCAATTCGAGAGAAGTCGTTGATGGGATACATTGACATGGTTGCGGATCCATCCATCGTCTCCTCGATTCCATTGAATTCCGACACAACGGTGTCTCTGACCGCAGAGGACAAGAAGAAGGCGCTCGATTTTGCGGTAACACAATGCGGCGGTGGAAACGACAAGAAATGTATTGAAGAACGAACGGCGTCGTACGAAGCAACGGCGCTTCAAACAAGGGTTGCGGGAGCAAGCTCCTCGAAAAACATTATTAGCGGTCGAAGATTGACCGTCACATTCGTGGATGGAACGGGTCGAGAGAAGACGCTTCAAATCCCCGACGGACAGAAACTCCAAATCGGAAAAGCTCCTGCCATTCAGACCGACAAGCTCGCCGAGCAAGTGAAGACAACTGGACTCTACATCTTGATGACGGCGCTGTGGGTGTTCAGCGTCATCATCGTGTACCGAACCCTCATTGCGGCCGGATGGGTTACCACTGGTTACGCGCTGACAGCCGTTGCAGTGTTGATTCCGTACTCTGGACTGCTGATCACCCCGATTGCCTTCGCAGTGATAAACTATATAGGCAAAACGAACATTGCTATGGCATAATGCCTGTTCTCTTTCTTGTCCGGTGGGAGACTGCCGAAGGAAACTACAACATTCTCGGCGTCTTTCAAAGCAGCGACGAAGCCTACATGTTTGCTCATGCGCGTCGATCCGCGTCCCCTCTCGACATTGTGGAGCTCGTGTACGACGGTGCGTCGGGAGGAGTCCTTCGCACAAGGATTGAATATCTGTAAAGAACAATGATTCAACTCTCCTGGTTGTCCGCAGGGGTTGTCGTCGGCATGCTCATCTCCTGTATCCTTGTCCCACCCACCCGCAAACAGGTGTCCGTTCCTCAACCTCATGACCCTGGGGTGTATCACACCGACACTGGATGTGTTCGACTCGTGTCGACTGAGGTTCCGTGTCCCGACGAACCTGATTCGCTCAACCTTTTAGCAAGTCTTGCTAAGAAGCAATGATTGACATTACCCGCGCACTCAACCGCGCCGCCCCCTTTTTCTCGTTTGTCATTGGGTTGGGGGTGTCGGTGCTCCTCTTTCATCGCAATTACGCGAGTCTCCGCTCCCTTGCGATTCCACTTGGAGAGGTCGAGTCGAAAATCACAAGAATGGACGGCAAGTGCTACCGCTATCGCGTGGAGGACGCGACTTGCGAAATCCCGTCTACTCAATAAACAATGGACGACTCCACCTCTCTGGACGCATTGCTGCCCTCCCCCCAGATGCCCCAGTCGGCTCCCCCCATGATGTCTGTCAACACGAGTCTGGGCAACCACGGACAGGGTCAGGGTATGGCGCCCTCCTTCAAGCCGAGCCTTCCCGCGATGCGCTTCATGGCGGTCAACATGACGCTCTACATCTCCTTCTTCCTCGCGGCGGTTGTCATCTCCTTGTCGACCCCCCGCAACCTGATTCTCCAATACATCCCGAACGCCTACACGAGCGGCGGCGTTGTCAGTTTCCAGGGTGCGGCCGTGCTAGGAGGTGCCGCAGTCGTCCTCGCACACGTCATCCATAACTTTCTGAGCAGTCTTCTGGGTTAAACACCCGATGTATGTTCAATCAATGCAGTGGATCCTTCCAATTTATTTACGCCAACCACCTGCGTGGTTCTATCCGCGCATCCTAGTAGGTGCGGGTGAAATGCTCACCCCCTCCTTTGTGCGCAAACACAATATCACACACGTCATCAATTGTGCGCAGGAGACCGACTCACCCGGGTGGTTCAAGCAGACGTTTCCAACACGCTATGTTTGCCTTGACGCACACGATTCATTGGAGTCCAACATCTTGACATGGTACGGACGATTTGAGGAGGTGCTTCGCGGATTCCTTCAATCGGGTGGCGGAACCGTGTTCGTTCACTGCCAGTGTGGAATCAATCGCAGCGCCTTCCTGAGCCTTGCCTATGTGTGTAAGAACTTTGGGCAGGATTTCAAGAGCGTACACACATCCACCAAACAGGCTCGGCAGTGTATGTATACAAATTCGGTTTATAGGAGGCAAGTTGAAGACTTCATAAGCAATGGACGTGTTCAGAGTCCGAAAGATACGTGATTCTGCTGCGGGGATGGCCTCCATGGGGACGCTCGACTCGGTTCATCGAGAAATGGTACAGGGGCTGCGCGAGTCGGGAACGAGGGGCGTCGAACTTGGAAAGGAGAAGGTTGGGTTGGTCGATCGAATTGAACTGTTGCGATCCTCCAACGACATTTTGGATGCTGTCGAATGCTCCCGATGCGAACGCCGGATTCGGGAGATTGACGACGATGTTGCACAGACCAATCCGGTGGAGGATTACTACATGAAGAATATGGACATCCTCATGGATTACTACGGGAAGCAGGAATCCACTGCGCCGCAGCAAGCGGCCGCACCGAAGGACGCAAACACCTTCATGAAATTCTTTGCGGGAGGTACGCCCACCCAGGAACTGGGGGTAAGTCGCAAGCAGATCTTTGACGAGTACATTCAGCGCATGAACTTGTCGGCGGGTCCCGAGGCGACGCAACTGTTGACGGAGCACTGCATTGAATGTAACGTTGCGAGGGAGGAAATCAGTAGTGAGGGCATTCTCGTGTGTCCCAAATGCGGATCGGAGGAGTATGCGCTGGTCGTGTCGGACTTCCCTTCCTTCCGCGATCCACCAAAGGAGCGGAACAATTACGCGTACAAGAAGATCAATCACCTCAACGAGATCCTGAATCAGTTTCAGGCCAAGGAGAGCACGATTATTCCAGAGGAGGTTATGAACGAGGTCATCTTAGAGATTCGGAAACGCCGAATCAACAACATTGCCGATTTGTCGGAGGAGGACATACGCCAAATCCTCAAGAAGTTGGGAAGGTCCAAATATTACGAGCATCGGGCACACATTCTGTCGCGTTTGAACGGCAATCCTCCACCGACCATCACACCGGAAATCGAGGAAAAAATCCGTGCGATGTTCCAGGAGATTCAGGCACCCTTTTTATTGTATTGCCCCCCAGATCGCACTAACTTTCTATCGTATTCCTACATTCTGTACAAGTTCATCGAGTTGCTGGAACTGGATGAATACAAGGTCTTCTTCCCCTTGCTGAAATCACGCGATCGCCTTATCGCACACGACAGCATCTGGGAGAAGATTTGTCTCTATTTGCAGTGGGAGTTCATTCGGAGTGTTTAAGACCAGTCAATCGTTAAAACAGCCCGACCACCTGTGAGTTTGTTCTCGGGAATGTAGTCAATCTTTGCCTCTGGGAAGTTCTGATACAGTTGATGTATAAGATCATTTGTAAACAATCCGGTGGGTAGACTATTGTTTATATATATCGTCTTTCCGGTTCGCACTGCTAAGTCACATACCTCTCTAGAAATCTGGGTGACATATCTTACTATGTTTTGCTCTTGGAGTAAACGTTCTTGCTTGGACTTGAGTCCCTGTAGTGTTGCGTTTGTGACGGGATATTGCATTTTGTATATGAAAAAGGTTTCCTCGCCTTTTTCGTTTTCGTTTTCAGAACCAGTCTATCACCAGTTTTCCGTGTTCCTTGAAATATTCAATATTTGCCTCTGGGAAGTTTCTTCGGAGCTTTTCAGCAACCTCCGATATAAACATGGAAGGACCGCCATCGTATCCAGAGAGTTCGTATGCGTTTCGTAGTGTAACGTCGTCGACCGAATACTTCCTTGATCGAGACGTCTTTGCTACGCGATAAATGTTGTCCGAAATCTCCTGGACGAACCGTGTAACTGGAGTTGAACTCTCTTCCTCCTCGTAGTAGAGCTTCTTGAGTGCTGCGTTCGTAATTGGATGGTAGTTCATTCTGTCCGTGTGAAAAAGGTTTCCTCGCCTTTTTCGAATCCGTTTTTACGCAAGCTCCTTTGCGTCGAACTTGGAGCTCCACGCGAACAGCCACATGCCCGCCTCCTCGCACTTGGCAACGACCTTCGGGGGCAGCTTGGACTTGTCACGCAGCGCCATGGCATCGTTGAGTCGCTTCAGACGACCGACCAACGTCGTGACAGAAATCTTGTTTTCTCGCATCACGCGGTAGAATTCGTCCGTCACCATGTCGCGATTGAAACTAGGGCGATGCGGCCGTCCCGTTGCGACCTTGAGCTTTGCGTAGTTCTTGCAGAAGCCATCCACTGCATCCCGAATCTCGGCAATGTTCACCGTCGACTCCTCGCTCACATAGAGGTCGGGTACAGACACTGCCTTGTTCAGCCGGCGAAACTCGTCCTTCAACATCTCGTCCGTCGCATTCCAAAGAAAGTCCACGAGAATCGGCGCCACGTCCTCAACGCCTCGCAGTGCCTCGCGCCGGTGATTGGACTCGTAACAAACGATCTCGTTGTTTACGTGTGCCAAGTAAATCATGCCATCCACCCTCTTTGTTGTCTTCATGTGTTCGTGAATCTCCGAAACTCGGTCAGCATCGGGGGGACGATTGAACTTCCATCGGGCAATCGGTAATTCGTTAAACGTTTCAATTGGAA